GAAAAATTATAGAAAATAATATCGTACAAATAGATCGTTTGCAAAATGAATTAGCTGATGCGATGAAAGGATTTAAACCGATGAATGAGGGTGGTTCTGTTGGCGGTATAGGCCAATTTATGCCAGTAATGTCTGCTCAAATGCCTCAGGCAAATGTATTTAATGAGTTGGGGCATCCAAATGCTCTCCCTTCTTTTGTAGATGCTCCAACACCAGAAGAAGAAATAGAAAGTGCAATTCGTAGTGGTACGGCTTCTGACGAAGAATTTTTTGCACTTGCGAAAGCGAAACAGTCAAAAAGTCCAATAGCAAGACAGTTTCATATGGATAGGGCAAATAGAATAAAAATGGGGATTGTATAATGGCAGTTGAAAAAGATGCAGGGTCTGGAGGAGAAATAGGAAATGTCGTAAATGACGTATCTCCAGAACTTGAACAGGCAGAAATAGATTTAATTGAATTTGAACAACAGCAGGATATTACCGAATTTGATGATGGTAGTGTTATTGTAGGAGACTATCAGGAAGAAATGACAATGCCTGAACAGCCAATGGATTTTAATTCCAATTTGGCTGATTTTGTTGAAGAAAGTGTATTAGGACCTATTTCTAACACTTTGCTTGGCGATATTGATGATGACATATCTTCTCGTAAGGAATGGGAAGATAACTATAAGGATGGTCTGTCTTTTCTTGGCATGAAGCCAGAGGAGAGGTCACAACCATTTGAAGGAGCGTCTGGAGTAGTGCATCCATTGCTTGCTGAGTCTGTAACACAGTTTCAGGCACAAGCTTATCGTGAGATGTTACCTGCAGGAGGCCCTGTCCGTACACAGATTATAGGTGCTCAAAATCCTATGCTTTCTTCACAAGCAGAACGCATTAAAGAGTACATGAATTACCAAATTACCTACGAAATGGAAGAATACGATCCAGAACTAGATCAGATGTTGTTTTACCTTCCGATTGTAGGTTCTACTTTTAAGAAAGTTTATTTTGATCCTTTATTGCAAAGGGCAGTAAGTAAGTTTGTTTATGCTGAAGATTTGGTAGTACCTTATTCAGCGACTGATTTACTGACAAGTCCTAGAGTAACTCATGTTATTCGCATGAGCGAAAATGAAGTACGAAAGATGCAGATTGCAGGTTTTTACCGTGATCTTGAATTGCCGTCTACTGGGTCTATTAGCAATTTATCCCAAATACAAGATGCAGTAGACGACATACAGGGAACTCAACCTTCGAGCATAAATGAAGAATTGACGATATATGAGGTGCATACAAACCTTGATATTGAGGGTTTTGAGGATATGGGGGCTGATGGAGAGCCTTCTGGTTTAAAACTTCCTTATATCGTTACAATTCTCAAAGATACGAGTGAAATACTTGCTATTCGCAGAAATTTTGAAGAAAGCGACATATTAAAGAGGCAAAAACAGTATTTTATTCATTATAAGTTTCTTCCTGGTCTTGGATTTTATGGATTTGGTCTTACTCATATGATTGGAGGTCTTGCCCAAGCTTCTACATCATTACTACGACAACTTATTGATGCAGGTACTCTCTCCAATCTCCCTGCAGGTTTTAAGTCTCGTGGTGCTCGTATTCGTGATGAGGACAATCCAATCCAACCAGGAGAATTTAGAGATATAGATGCAATAGGAGGTGATATTAGAGGTTCTCTAATGCCACTACCTTTTAAAGAGCCTTCAGGCACTTTGTATAGCCTTTTAGGTACTCTTGTTGATGCAGGTAGACGTTTTGCTTCAATGGCAGATATGAAAATCGCTGAAATGGGTGGAGAACAGCCTGTAGGCACAACTATGGCTATTATGGAACGTGGTACAAAGGTTATGTCTGCGATACATAAGCGTCTGCATTATTCACAGAAGATGGAATTTAAACTTCTGGCAAGAATTTTCTCTGAAAACCCCACACCATATCCATATATGGCAGCAGGTGGTCCTCCAGAGATTAAGGCACAAGATTTTGACAATAGAATTGATGTATTGCCAGTTAGCGACCCCAACATATTCTCTATGTCACAGAGAATATCACTTGCTCAGACACAGTTACAACTTGTGCAGTCAAATCCACAAGTACATGGCGGCCCACAAGGATTGTATCAAGCGTATCACAAAATGTATGAAGCATTAGGTGTTACGAATATTGAGGCACTCCTTCCACCACCTCCTCAACCTATGCCTATGAACCCTGCAAAGGAGAATCAGGCGTTTTTAACAGGAGGAATGGCACAGGCATTTCCACAGCAAGACCATCAGGCTCATATTAAGGCTCACCTAGCCATAATGTCTACTCCTGTAGTCCAAGCTAACATGAATGTCATTTCAGCCGTACAGGGGCATATTCAGGAGCATATAGCCCTATTCTCAGAACAACAGGCTCAAGAGGAGATTATGGCGAATTTACCACCTGAAGCACAACAAATGATGCAATCAAACCCTGAGTTTCAAGCAAAGATACAAGAGCAGGTTCAAAACATGGCTGCAAGTTTAGCTGCAGAGATGATTGAGCAGTATGCTCAGAGTGTTACACCTGAGTCTACGGAAGACCCACTTGTAACAATCAGGAAGCAGGAATTAGCACTGAAAGGTGCTGATATTGAGAGAAAGAAAGAAGAATTTGATAGATCCCAAGAATTTGACAGAGAGAAAGAACGAAACGATGCTCTTGTACAGCAACAACGAATTGATATCTCAGAGGAAGCTCTGCAAGATAAAACTCGTATTGCAGAAGAGAGAATACAAACGCAGCGTGATATTGCTGCAATGAACAATCTAGCAAGGAGGCAATAATGTCATCATCAATTTATGAAAAAATCGCTAAAGAAATGAAAGAAGCGAAAATCATGCGTAGAGAAGCTATAAATAAAGCGAAAGAAGCTGCCGAAACTGTTATGGTTCGTGCAAGAACTGCCGCTGGTCATTTTATAGCCGATAATCCAAATACACCAGAAGATGAAGCTTGGGAAGAAAAGCCAAAAGCTGAAGTTAAGAAGAAAACGACAAAGAAGGCTAAGAAAAAGAGTTGACAAAACCAACAGTAACATCCCTTAATCAAGAGTTACATTCTCTTGATACACGCACGACTGCTCTTGAAACTGAAGCCAATATTCAGTTTAAGGACATTTACAATCGTTTTCGGAGGATTGAAAATATCCTTATTAGTGCTTTTGGTGCTACTTTTCTTTTACTCATAACTATAGTTATACGGATGTAAGATGGACCCTCTCACTATAAGTGCGGCTATCTCAACTGCCACAGCCGCCTTTGGGGGTATTAAAAAAGCGTTCATGGCAGGTCGAGAACTGGAATCAATGACGGCTGATTTAAGTCGTTGGATGGGAGCAGTCTCAGATGTATCAAACATTGAAAAAAGAGCGAAAAATCCGACTTTATTTTCTAAAGTTTTCAATGGACAGAGTATAGAGCAGGAAGCTATCGAAGCCTTCGCTGCCAAAAAAAAATTACAACAGCAACGTGACGAATTACGGACTTTCATTTCTTTCAGTCACGGCACAAAAGCATGGGATGAACTTTTAGCTATGGAAGGGCAAATCCGTAAGCGTAGACAGAAGGAAGTTTATGAAGCACAAGAACGTAAAGAAAAGATTTTATTCTGGACTATTAGCATCTGTACCTTTGGTATCGGCATTGTTATCCTCGCTGCTTTTGCTTACGGTCTCTTCTTGCTTGACAGAAGCTCATGAGCATTATAGGAGGCCAACCCTCGACAATGGGGGATACACGATTTGCCGACTTAAAAAAGTCGAGAAAGTCCATGAGAGCTTTCGAGGGAAAAAAACAAGACAATACTGGTGTTTGTATGAAGGAGCAAACGGTAGTGGGGGAATCGAAATCATGGAGAGCATTGACGCTTGCCCTCGTGAGATCGTATGTCTCTATGACCCAAAAGACAAAAGAGTTACAGTCAAAGATTTATTAAACTCAATGAAGGAGGCGTTTAAATGACTCAAAAGAAATTTCAAAAAGACACTAAATTCTCAGAATATGACCTAGACGGTGACGGAATAATTACAGATAAAGAGATTGAACAAGAAGAAAGAATGATCCGTGTAAGGGATCAGGATTTAATGGCAAATCAACAAAGATATATTTGTTGGGTTTCTTCTATCACTTCAATAGGTTTAATTTTATTATCAATGAGTCCACTTATTCCTGATAGCCGTATTGAGATGGTCACTGCTTTACTAAGCACCTATGTTGTTGCTAACTTAGGTATTGTGTCCGTATTTATGG